AGGCGGTGCGATGGGCGGAGGTGCCGCACTGGTTAATACTCCGACGACGCTACCGGAGAAGCCGAATTCGCTACAGGGGCAGATTGATGCTTTCGTCGAAGGGCGGAAGCCTGCTGTTCTGTTCACTGAAGGGGAGGAGGTTCCACCGCTACCGGAGGGCGCAAAGATTGCTCGCGTGGCGGAAGGGGTGTTGATGTACTCTGATGAGGCGGTGCTGGAGCTAGCGAAGACGAAGGGAGTGGCGGCGGCACTTGGCTACGGGGTGGAGCGGAAACCGGCTCCGGAGGCTACTGTGGGGGTGGTGGTAGCGCGGGATGCTCAGGGACGTGCGGTGCAAGAGGTAGCGGTGGATGCTGGGGGTATTCAAGCCGCCACCATCGCCGCGTGGCAGGTGGCCGGTTCAGGGGGAACGGTTACGCTGGAGCCGCTTCCTAATGTCCTCGCGCAGCGCGATACAGAGGTGGAACAGGTTGCCAGGGCGCAGGTGAGTGAAACGGCTCGAATGGAAGGGGTGATAGCGCAGCAGCTGGATGAAGCCGACTTCGACCCTTCGCTGGAGGCGGCACTGGCGGAGGCCGAGTCGAATCCGGTGACAGAGGAAATGCTGGCGGAAGCGGAGCGGCAACTGCAGGCGATGGAGGATATTGCGGAGTTGAATCGGGACTTTCCGGTGGAGGAAGGGAACGATGACCTACCGAGGTTGAATGATATGGGGAGGAGCTTAACGGCTTCCCGCAACCGTGGGAACTATGAGAATCCGAATGATGGGAAGGCACTGGCTGATTCCATAGTGACCGTGGCGGCGAAGGGGAAAAAGGAGGGGGTAGCCCTGCGGGATGTGCCGCTGGCGAAGGGGGAAGTTGTTGGCGTAGGGGAGGCTTCGGAACTGTATCCTGAAGCCTATCGACGGGCGGTGGTGGATACGCTGACGCAGGTGCTGGGGAAACTGGGCAGCTCGGCGAAAGTGGTGGTGCAGTTTCAGACGCTGGGGAGCGGGCAAACGGCGAAGGTTACGCCGCTCGGTAACGGTGCTTACGCTATCAACCCTGCGAACCTGACGAACTTTGAAGACCCGTCGAAGTTTAACGAAGTTACGCAGGCGGAAGCTGCTTACTCGCTCGCACACGAGGTGGGACATATTATTGTCTGGGAAGAGCTGCAGAAGGGGATGAGTGAGGCGGACAAGCTAATCTTCGATACGCTGCCGGAAGGGGCGCTGTTCGATGCGGCTTTTCTTGCGCGGCAGACGGAGGAGGTTCGAGCCGTTCTCACCGACTATAATCAGATGAAGACGCGGGTGCTGAACGGCAGTATGTCAGCGGCTGAATTCCTGAATACCTGGATGGGCCCAGCGAAGGCCGCTTGGGGTATGCGGGCGAGGGTGAACCGTGGGCAAACCTTCGGGCAGAATGCTGTGGGCCAGTTCTGGGACTTCAGCAAAATGACGGCACTGCAGTTCGCCAGCGCCTTCCCCGCCGAAGCTCGTATCCTTTCCCCCGAAGAATGGGCGGCGGAGCAGATGGCTCGCTACGCTCACGATAAGAAACTCCTTGACGCCACCCCGCTCGGTTCGCAGGCATTCTTCAAGCGCGTGCTGGAGAAGGTGCGGGCATTCTTCAAGGAGATGAAAATTGCGAAGGTTATGGCGGCGGGAACAGCGTTTACGGAATTCGTGGATGCGCTGACGCTAAGGAAGGTGGAAAATGGGGGACGTTCATCTAGAATAAAGTTCCCCCAATCCACCGCCGCCTCCGCCGCCGCTCCCAAGGCGAAACCCAAGCCCTCGGCGAACAAAGGTCTCGGCCCTATCGCGGAGGAGATTTCCCACAACCTCCCCGAGGCCTTCCGCACTGGGGCACTCGCTGGACTCGCCCTTACGCAGAAAGCTCCGAAGGTGAAGGTACAAGCCGCCGCGCCGGTGGCGGATGCTCGCGCGCTCGCGGTTGCCGCGGTTAAGCGGGACTTGGCGGATGTGCGGGAGGAGAATCCCGACGCTTACGCGGAGATGCTTGCCCTCGCTAAATCCGGGCAGCTCGCCGCACTTCGGGAGATTGCTGAGGACTATGTGGGGGAAAAGACGGTAGGGAAGTGGCGGTTCAGCTACGACCCGGTTTCGCTCGACTTCAGCGATGTAACGCCGCGAGTAACCAGCGTCCCGTGGACTTTTTCTGCCGCACGAATGGTGGCGGAGAAGGCGCCAGAGATTGCTACGGTAGATGACTGGTTGCAGATACTGCGGAGCTGGGCTAAGCAAGCGCGGATTAAGCAGTTGGACTTGGATGCAAGTGGGTTGGAGCATCGACTGGCGGAACTGGAAGGGCCGAATCTTCGCGTGACGAAGGCGACTATCGTCTCGGCGTTGGAACAGATGTCTGGACCGCTCGATGTCGTGGTGCAGCGAGGTGGGGAATCGACGTACCCTGCGCAGCGTCCGAAGTTCTTCCAGCGCGCTCAAGAGGACTTGGACGACTACGTGGAGCTGCTGTTCCATGTGCCAGAGTTCGCAGCGGAAATGCGTGGGCAGCAGGTTTATAGGAAGCTGCCGATGGCGGGGCACTTCACCGCTACGCAGATGGCGCAGGGTATCGCGGTGGTAATGCACCTGAGAGCTACGGTACTGACGGATACGGAAGGGCGGAAGGGGCTTTACGTTCATGAAGTGCAGAGTGACGCTGGGCAAGACTTCACCTCGGTGGGGAAAGATGCTGGGCGGGCGGTGCTGCTTCCTAATGCGCCGATGGCGGCTATGTTCGACAAGGATGGAAAGTTCCTTACCCTGACGAGTACACAGGTTCCTCGGACGGGAAGCTTCGGCGAACCGATTGACGAGCAAGGGAACGTCGTGGCGGATGGGCGAGTGCGGATGCGCGAAGGTACGGTGGAGGAGATTACCCGCTACTTCAATAAGCAACGTGCTGGGGCGAAGCAGTGGGAGCAGACCCCTTACGCGAAATCCACGGATAGATGGGCTGGGGTGGTGCTTCGTGCCGCCATGCGCTTCGCTGCCGACAGCAACCTTTCGTGGGTGGCACTGGCTACTGCGAAGGAGCAGGATGAGGTGCAACCGAGCGATGCGATTGGCTGGAATGAAGACAGCTTATTCATTTCGCAGAACGGGGAAGCGGCGGAAGTTGTCCCGGCGAAGACTGGGGTAGAGGTGATGGAAGCGCTGCTTCCGTACTACAAATATGGGCAGCTGAAGCGCGTGATTAAGGGGGTGTTGGAACGGAGGGCGAAAGAGCCGATTAGTTACGTTCCGTTCGAACCTCGGGCGGAAGGGATGGCGGCGTTCTACGGGGAGGCCGGAGGGCACTCCGTTCTTCGCGGGACGATGAAGAAGCTGCTGAAACCGTTCGGCAAGGGGGAGACTATTCCGGTCGTGCTGGAGGCGCAAGGGGAGACGCGGGAAACGCTGGCTTATCCTATCCCCTCGGAACTGCGCACCCGTCCGGTGGACTACTTCTCCTACGATATGCCGGAGCGCTTTCCGGAACTCGAGGAACTGACTGCGCAAGTGGAGCAGCTAGGGGTGAAAGGGGAGATGAAGCAGATGATGCGGAAGACGGTGGCTACGGGGTGGAAGATGGCCCGCGCCCTCGCCGCACCGCAGCAATTCGCCTTCGCTAACCCTGACGTGGTGGGGTTGCAGTACCATAATAAAGTGGCTTCGGATTATCAAGCGTACCGGGGGCGGCTGGAAGCGCAGGCCACCGATATCGCTCGCAGTTGGGCAGCGTTGGGGAAGGAGCAGTTGGCGAATCTCCATGCGTTCTTGCAGGAGGAATATGAGCTCGGACAGCACTGGGCGGAGCTGACGAAGGGGAAGGCTGAGTGGCAGTTCCTGCCGTCGGAGACCTTTGCGGAGAAAGCGAAGGAGCACGGGGTTAGTGAATCGACGGCCGCGCTGGCGTTACGGGTGAAGCAATCTATGCTGCAACATATGAATGCGCTGGAACGGACACTTGCGTCTAAGGCGATGCGGAAGTATAAGGGGCATTCAGCGGTGTTGCGGGTTAAGCTGAGCGAGATTTCCCAGATGTTCTCCAACCTCCGTTCGCAGCCCTTCCTCCCGCAGAGTCGCTTTGGCGAGTACGGGGTGCAGGTGGTGGAGTACACGCTGGATGGGGAGGAGCTGATGCACCAAGAGTTCTTCCAGACGGAGGAACAACGGGACGAAGCAGTGAAGGCACTGCAGGGGAAGTTGAGTTCGAAGCAGTATCGGGTGGAGGCAAAGAACTGGCGGAACGGGATGCACACTTATAAGAACATTCCCCCGGAAGTGCTGAATACCGTGGCTAAGGAGCTCGCCCTCACGGACGGGCAACAGGCACAGCTGCTGGCCATGCTGGATAAGTCGAGGGAATCCCGCACACTGCGGAGCTTCTCGAGGGAACTGGCAAAGGTCACAGGGCGGAATAGAGACTTGCTGCGCAACTATGGGGATTTCATGCGGCACGACTCGGCGTTGCTGGCAAAGCTCCGCTACAGGGAGGAATTCGGACGGGCGGCGCAGGCGGTGGAGCGGGATATTACTCTACTCGACGCGGAGACCCGGAAGGATGAGGCGTACCTGAAGGAGCGCCAACGGTTGGAGAATATCTTACAGGTTATGCAAGAGCACTCCGACTACATGATGAACCCGAGGGAGGAATGGCAGGCGCTGAAGTCCCTCGTAGTGCTGTGGCAACTGTGGGGGGTAGCGAAGACGGCACTGGCGAATATCACCGCAATCGTACCGGTAATAGCGGATATCACGGCGCACTTCGGAACACTTCACGGGCTGAAGTATATTACAATAGCGGGGGCTAAGACGACGATGTCCGGGATGCAGTTCCTGAACTCCACGGGGAAGAAGGTGTTGAAGATGCAGGTGGAGGACGCAACGGGACATTTGTCGGAAGACGAGCTCTGGGCAATCACGAAAGCGAAGAACAATGCGGTGCTCGACCAGACGTTCTCGGCGCAGCTTGCTGACTTCGCGGATGCGGGGGTGCTGCAGCGGCTGGCCGGTTCGCAGATTAATAACTACGCGCAACTGTTCATGCGCATGGGGATGCTGCCGATTCATTTGGTGGAGTTGTACGTTCGCCATATAGCTTTCCTGGCAAAGTTCAATCTCTATATGACGGCAGGGCTGCCGAGGGAGGAGGCTTACGACTTGGCGGCAGAGGAGACGAAGCTGACCGTTGGGGATTCCTCGCGCGCTAACCGCCCGCCGTTCATGCGGGGGAGGAAGGCGGCCTTTACCATCTACTACGGCTTCACCCAGCTTATGATGTATATGTTCAGTGGGCAGTATGAGAAGGGGTATAAGCGGAGGCAGGAGCAACTTGCCCGCGCCGGGTATAAGGTGAAGGTACGGACGAACCGGATAACTGGCATGACGGCGCGGATGTGGCTGATGTTCGCTATGCTGGGCGGGGTAGCTGGTGGCCCAGGGGAAGAAGACCTCCGAGCGGCGCTGCGGCTGATTGCGCAGAGGCTCTTCGGAAGGGACTTCGACCTTGACCTGGAGGTGCGGAAGATGGTTGCGGAGCTGAATGATAAGGCGGAGGACTTCGGCCTGCACGTTGACCCGAACTTACTCATGCACGGCCTTTCGCATAATGTCGCAGGGTTCGACCTGTCCGGGTCGGTAGGGTTCGGGAAGATTGTCCCTGGCCTTGCAACGCTGGGAGATTCGACGGGCGAGCCGATGGATACGGCACTCGCGGGGGCTGGCCCTCTTGGCGGGTTTGTGAGTGGGTTTATCAGGGCGCTAACGCAGGACGCTCCGACGAAGGCGATGCAAGTTGCTCCGGCACTTCCAAGCGTGGTGCGGAATGCGCTGATGGCAACCGATTGGGCGCAGAGGGGGGTGCGTTATAATGGCGGTGCGAGGGTTACCCGCGACCTTGCGACAGGGGAGATTCGAGACCTGACTACAGGGGAGTTGCTGATGAAGGGGCTCGGAGGGTTCAATCCGACTATCGTAGCGCAAAACCGGGAGAAGAACTTTGCGAAGCTGGACGCCACGATGTTCTGGATGGAGCGGAAGTCTCGGCTCTATGCGAACCTTGCGGAGGCGCTGCGGCAAGGGGATAGGGAGGCCGTGGCTGATACGGAGCGGGCGGTGGCGTACTACAATGAGCATTGTCCGCCTGGTATGCAGATACAAGCGAAGCAGCTCCGACAATCGCTGAAGGGAAGGGGAAGAGCGGCAGGGATGAAGGAAGCCGGAGTGCCCCAGCAAAAAGGGCAGAGACCGGCGGCTTCGGAGGTTGATAAGCTGTTCTAAGGCTTGGGTTTTACCGCAACGGGGGAGATGAGAAAATCGTCTCCCTTTTGCATTTGCTCCACGTAACCTGCGCTAACACATGCAAGGAGGGCTTCTTGGAAATCGTTGTAGGAGAGGGTGCGGAAGACCTTGCGGAAGAGTTCCGACTTCGTCGTTGGGCCGCAAGCGTTGAGGATGTCGCGGAGGTCGCCTGCGCCGCGAGTAACCGGGGTCTGGCCAATGCGCTGGAAGACGCGAGGCATGTCGGCTTCAAGGGTGGTGATGTATTTGTGGGCTTCCTCGAGGTGGTCTTTAGTGATGGAGAGGGAATCCGTGCGGGCGGCAGAGAGTATCATCGCGAGCTTGTGCATGTGGGTTTGCTTGCGCGCGAGGTAGCCGGCAAACTGGTCGGTGTCGAGATGCTCTGGCTTGTTGTTCCAGTGGTGCGTGTACCACTCCTCCCCCCATACGTAGGCTTCCTTCGTTAGCTCCATTTCCCCTACCATTGTGCTGATTATCTCGAGGTCGTGGATAAGGTCGTCCTGCATCCTGTGCCACTCGGTGGGGAGCTTCAACTTCGGGTAAGCGACGAACTGGCGTTTCTCATCAGCGTAGACGAATACGCAGCGGGAGGTGAATCCGCCGCCAATCATGTACTCAGGGAAGTTGCCGCTAATCCAAGCGGGGGTGGTGCAAGCGATTATGTTTATCCAAGGGTTGACAATCTGGTCGTTGCCGGAGGTCTTCGTCATCTTGTCGAACGTCCCACGCTTGCCGTCCCACAGGGCAACGAGGATGTCTACCATCTCGCGGTCTTGCGGGTTGAGGAAATTGCCGAATTCGTCCGAAGCGATAGTGATTGAGCACTGCGGAACGAACTCGCCAGTGGCCGGGTCGATGAATTCCTCCCTCGCATCCGCCATTGCGGAGACCAGCGCTGGCCACGTTACAACGTCTGGCCCGAACTTAATCCCGTCCACTTTACGAAGAAGGTTAATGCCGATATTCGCGGTGGTGGATTTGCTGATAATACCCGGCGGAGCGACGAGGATAACGTAGAAGTTCGGTATCCACTGGAAGTACCCCATGTCAATCCAGACCTTTCGGCGGAGCGCGCCGGCAACGGTGGAGACGCCTGTCCAGAATAGTGTGTTGTAGGGTGCTTCTCCGAAGCTCGCATACTCCATAAAGGATTCAATCCAGTTGTCTAACCGGCGAATCCCAGGTTCTTTATTTAACATTTAACGCAAGTCCTTTTTGGTTATACTGCGCAGAAGGTAAGGCACTATTGTGGCTGCTACGGTCTGTGCTTACAAGTTATGACTATATGGCTATGTGGCTATGGCGGGGGAGGGCAACCTCCATGTACCGTTGCACCACCCCGCCATGCCTATATGCCTATGGCCATGCCTATGCCGCCTACGGCCACGGTCTTTCCCGAACATCCCCCCACGACCGCGCACTAGTACTCACGCCGACTCCTATCGTCAGTGGCTTCGCGTACGGCACTGGGACTTCCAACAACGGCTTCATCCGGCGCAAGATATCGTTCTCCATGTGGGTGGGGTACTGGCCGGCTATGGAATCGTGGACTTGCAGCTCAATCCTGACTTCCGGAAGCTGCTCGCTGACGGCAAGAAGACCTTTGTTGATGACGATGGAGACGGTGGACTGCGGAACCCAAGCGAGGGCTTCCGGAAGGAGCGCTTCGACGCGCCCGAAGAAGCGGTTGCGGAAGCCGAAGGCGTTGCGAACCTCGCGGCGGGAAGCGAGCTGGGCTTCCGTTCGGCGATGCCAGTCCTTGATACCTGGATGAGCGGAGAACCAATTGCGTTGCATGAGCTCGCTTTGGTGGACGGTGAGGCCACAGTTCAGGGCCATCGTACGAGGGGAACCGCCGTAGTTGCTGTTCCCCGTTACGCTTATCTTACCTTCATGTCGAACGAGCCAGAAGCCTGTTGGTGTAACGGGACAATAAACTAACTGTCCCTCACAGGGTAAACTTGTTACGGAAGCAGAGGACAGTCGCCATTCTACACGGTTGTTTAGAGAGAAACGGTACAAACGCTGTCTTCCAGCTCTATCTATAAAATTAAGCTGCGACCCGAAGCCATGCAGGTGGGCAAGTGTTTGGGAGTACTCAGCATGCGTTTGTATTATACTACTCATCCATTTTCCGCCTGTGCTCCCCGCATGGCCATCCCAATAGACCTGTTCTGCAAGATACGCAACAGCGGATTTATGCTCCCACTGCAAGCAATGGCTGGTAAGGTATTTTCCATGCTTGGTGAAGCAGAGGGCGGAAGCTGATGGAATGTAAAAATTACCTTGGGAATAGGTATAAAGTTTTCCTTGCAGGAGTTGGTGCATACGTTCAATTTTCCGCTCCTTGTGAAAGCGAAATCTTACATTTCCGTAAGAATCCTCCGACCCATCTGCCGCAAAAGCCGCTAGGAGCTCTGGCGCTTCGAGAACCGTTGAACCAGAGTAAATTACAACTTTTGGAAGTCTCGCTGATGCTGGAAGTCGGCAAGCTGCCGCCGTTTTGTACCCTTTAAGGTCAGTCCTATAAGGCATAGTATGGTCGGCGGTAACTATCTGCGACACGGCTTCGCCTTTAAAATGAAGTAATGATGTTTGGGCTGGAGCTCTGTACCATTCTTCGATAGGGGAGAACCTTGCCGCCCCACCATCGATATTGCAGGTAAGGATGCTCTGTCCGTTAGGGCAATCTTCGATAGGCTTCCAGCCCTCTGGTGTAAGAACCTCGTGTCCAGCCGTTACACAGCCGTGGACGAACATCTTAGCCATCTGCCGTTCCTTGTACTCGATTCTATCCATCGGCTTGTTGAAGATGGCGGAAGCATTGAGGCGGTGGAGGTCGATACCCTCGCGAACGGCTTGGCGGAGGTCGTCGTCGTCAGCTTCCCAGATAACCACCATCAAGTCGGCTCGGTCAAGGTCGATGTCGAAGTAGGTATAGCCGGGGTCTGGCACGAACATCTTCCGCATATTGGGGACAATTATCTGGCGGTGGCCGGCGGCGGCGAGCTTCTTCTTCTTCTCGATAGCGTCTTCGTCGTCACCCTTAGGGATGTTCTGGAGATTTCCACCGGAACCGAAGGCGTTCTCGCCGGAGGCAAAGCGGTAGGTTACTGTTCCCGCGATGTTGTAGTAGCAACGCATCCGCTTATCGATATCGAGCGGCATTGTGGCGAAGGTGGAGAGGAGAACGCTGGCGGAGCGGATTGCCTGAATGCGCTCGCAAAGGCCGGCAACGAGCGGTTCTTTTTTCGGGAAGGCAAGGAGGGCGTCGTCGTCGGTGGTAGGGCGATGCGTCTTTCGGTTCTTCACAACGGGAAGGCCGAGCTCGGAATAGAAAAGAGCCGCAACCTGCTTTGGAGAGGCAAGGTTGATGGGGTAGCCAACTATCTGATTAATTTCCCCTTGCACCTCCGCGATGTAAGTCATGAGCTCCATACTTATCTGGGCTTTCAGTTTTTCGTCAATGCGAACGCCTCGCAGCATCATCATCACAACCGCGCGCCAGAGCTTGCGGAGGAAAGCGTACTGCTCGGTTAACTGTTCGCTGACGAGCAACCGCTCCTCGACTTCGCAGACTTCGAAGGTGTTCGTGCAGTCATCGCAGTTATAAATCCAATACTGCTCTTCGTCGATGGAAGCATCCCAGGCCTTCCCGTCGTCCTTCCAGTAGACGTAATGCTTGCAATACATTGAGGCGAGGAAGTCGAGCGACTTCTTCATGGAGGAGAAAAGGGTGTGCTGCATAACCATCGTGTCGAAGTAAAGGTTCGGAATGTAACCGTCCTGCAAGGCAATGTATTGGGCATCGTAGGCAAAGTTCTGCCCGATGACCCTGACGTTCGGATGGGTGAGGAGAATGCGGAGTTTGCGGCGGAGGGCGAATTCTTCCTCGAACGACCAGTAGGAGCCCTTAACCCCCTTGACTGCCATGTAAGGGATGCAAAGGGCTTCCGTGGTGCTCCACGCGATTCCTATGCATGCTATCTGCCGTGCGCGGGTCTCGATGTCGCAGGCAAGCCTCATCGGGCCACTGTCGGCGCGAAGGATTAGTTGGGCTAGCAAACCGGATGCGGTGGCGAAGGATGGGCGAACGTAGTAATGCTTCTCGTTGAGGGGCCAGTCCGTTGTCTTCGAAGCGTGAAGCGCCCTTGCCATGTCGCGAGTAGCAATTGGCCTCCACTCCCACATGCGCATAATTGCGGCAGGATGGTATGTCGGGACGAGCTTGCGGGAACCGAACTGGGGCAGAGTGCGGAGGAGCGAACCGCGCCACTTGCTGACGGAGGTAAGACCGGTGAGAGCGAAAAGGGCGGTATTGCCGAGGGCCAGGATGACGGTCGGGTTGACCTCCGCTACCTCCCGCGCAAGTTCCTCGAGGGAGGGGAGGAACTCCGCCTTTATCTTCGTGCACTTCTTGTCGGAGAAAAAATGCCCCACGTCGTTAGCGGGAGGCTGTGTCTTGAATACGGTGGTGAGGTAACACTCGGTGCGAATGATTCCAACTTCGTGGAGCATATTGGTTAGCTCCCGGCCGCCGGCGCTGACGAACATTTCGCGTTTCAGCATATCTTCGCCGAAGGGCGCTTCGCCAACTATCATAATGGTCGCTGGCTTAGGGCCAGAACCTGGAAGGGGATTGTTCATGGGGTACCTTTAAAGTATTGTTTGCCAGTAAGGGGAGCAGTTTAAAGGACATGCTCAGGTCTCACGCTTAACGAGGGCTACTCGTATTGCGTTTGCAGAACAGGGGGCATATCGGCGTAGGGGGCGCTGCCGTTGCGGTGCTTAACTACACGCTCGTAGCAGAGGTTATAGCCGATAGCGTCTACCGTACTGTCTTCGTGGTCGGGGGTAGCGCAGCGGCGGGAAACCTTCACCTGCTCTAGGCAGAGGGCAACCTCCTCCGGGGTAACGGCTTCCGCGAGCTTACCGCTGAGCACCATCGTGAAACCGAGGGCGATACGGGCGAAGTCTTCGGCGGGGTGGCCATAGTTGTCCTCACGATTACCGAAGACGGCGGAGGCCGCGAGGTCTGCGGCTGTGGGGGTGATGCGAGCTTTGCGTTGCTTAGCCATGTTAGGCTCCTTTCGAGGTGGGTTGTTGGGGGACTTTTATTAAAGATGAAGCGCCCCCATTTCGCAACATCAGAACCACCAACTCCCCCGTATGCAGCTTCCGCTGTGCGATAAGGCGAAGGAGAGTGAGGAGGTGCTTCGCAAGCCTACCCGCCTCTGGGGAGGTAAGCAGGAGCTCGGGGGCCTGGGCGTTATAGAACACTGCGTCGGGGACGTGTTCGAGATGGAGCAGCCCAAGCTCAATTTTAACTAAGGCCTTCTCGAATTCTTCAAGGGACATGGACATTAGAGACCTTTCAACTTCGCGCGGGTGGCGGGTGCGGAAGCGGCGAGTTGCGCTACCATCGCGGAGTACTCGAGCGACTCCCCTCCGTGCATAGGCCACGGTTCCCCACCGCTGCGGCGCGTCAGGCCAAGAATGCGGAAGTCGGACAAGCTGATGATAGCGTTAGCGATGAAGGTCTTTGTTTGTATCTGCACGGTTGCTTGGTAGCCGCAATCGAAACGCTCGACAAGACTGGGGGCAGAAGGCTTGGCGGCGGGCGGCGCTTCGGGCGGTTTGCTCGGCGTGGCGGTTGGTTGCGTTTTGCTTGGTATCAGTGCCATTTGTTTCTCCTTGGTTAAGTGTTACAGTGAAAGGTTGTCGAGGGAATCGCCAGCGTCCTCCGGCTCGCTCATGCGAACGCGACAGAGGTTCGCATTATCTGTGTCCAGCTCGATACCGGTAGCGTAGCACTTCATCCGGCTGGCGGCGGGGAAGATAGTACCGGAACCTGCGAAGAAGTCGATGACGCGGTCGCCTGGGCTAGCGGAACGGGAGAGCAAGTCGCAGTATAGGTCAACCGGCTTCTGCGCACCGTGGGTGAGGCCGCGAACGGAGGGAACGAAGATGACATCGCCCTTGACCTGCAGCACCGGCTTGTTCCCCTTGATTGCGTAGAGAATAGCCTCGTACATCCGGCGGGGAGCGTGCTCAGGGCGCGGCAGCATTCCCGTGGTCTTAGCCCAGATTAGCGGAATCGGCCAGACGTACCAGCCAGCTTCCTCGAAGCACCGCTGGAGGAAGGCGAAGCGGCGGGGGTCGCAGAAGACGTAGGCGTGGGCCTTTGGTGCGGCGATACGGAAGCCTTCCTTCGCAATGTGCTGAGCGAGCTCGTTGAAGTACTGCTCGCTGTCGGAGTAATTATGCCCGTGGTCGGACTGCTCCCCGAACTTATCAGCGTCGATGCCGTAAGGGGGGTCAGTGAGGATGACTTGGAAATGGTCGGAGGGGAGGTCGGCGGTGAGGTCGAGGGCGGAACCTTCCAGCAGCGTGTGGGGGGAGGCCGGCTTCTCGATTTCATATTGCTCTGCGAGTTGCGCCGTCTTCGCGCGCTGCGCTTTCTTTGCGACGACCTTCATCGCTTCCTTCTGCGTCTTCGCGGCGGCGACTTCCGGGTCAGCGAGGTAGCGGGAAAGGATAACGGCGTCGGCAACTTGCGAGGGGGCTGCACCGAGATTGTCGGCGGCTTCCCCACCAAGGATTTCCGCAGCAGTCGCGGCGAAGGTTTGCGTCCCCCCTCCTTCGGCAGCTTGAGCGGAACGGAGCGCATGAAGCTCGGCGGTGGCGGTTGCGAGTTCCTGCCACGACAAATCAACACGGCGAGTGTTCTCCTCCAGTTCCGCTTCCTTCAGTGCGAGGGGAGAAAGCTCCTTCAGCAGCGTAACCGGGATATGGTCGGGGGGAGCAAGTTCTTCGTTACATTCAATCTGCCCACCGCATTCGAGGATGGAAAGCATGGCGCGGTAGCGGCGCTCGCCTGCCACCAGCGTGTACCCCTCCCCCTCCTTCCTCACCACAATAGGGTGGAACAAACCTTTATCCTGAATGGAGGCGGCGAGGTCGGCGATGGCCTGCGGTGTGAACGTGCGGCGCTGGCGGTTGTCGGGGATGGCGAGGGAGGAAAGGGCTACGAAAAGCATCTTGAGTTCCTTTTATAGTAGTGAAGGTGGTGGGGGTGGGAGGCGACTACGCCGATTACCTGCCTCCCGTCAGGTGTGGAGAGCTTAACGAGGAAAGCCAGCGCAACCCCGGATTAGCCCATCGGCTGTAGGACTAATCTACCAGCCCACTGCGGAGGAAAAGGAATAAAACCCTCACAATGCGCTGATAGGTAGACCTACTACCATTGCGCCTTACAGCGCAGCAACACCTTTAACGGCAGTGTAGATTGCCTCGCCACCGATACGGTGCTTCACAGTAACGCGAGCAACGTTACCTACCAACATTGCAGGTGCCCACGGCTGGCCGGCGATGTTTTGCCGTAATGCTTCGCGCAGACGCCCCAGTTGGATGTTCTTGCCCTTCGAGGTGTCAAGGCCGCCACCAGCAGTCATGTCCAAGAATACAGACTGGCGCACGGTTGGCTCTGTAAGACCGGTTACTGCCGCTACGTTAGCGTCGTCGATTGCCCACCTCACATCCAAGATAATGGAATCCTTGACTTGGCGAGCGGCGACATCCTTGATAACAGCGTTGTATTCTCCTTCCGGTACGGGAACGGCTTGGGTATCGAGTGCGGAAGCGGTCTGAGTGGAAAGGAACAGGTCAGGGTCAAATTGAGACATGGTTGTTACTCCTTAAAAGTTACGGTTATGGTACAAAGTCCGCGGTATGATAAGCTCATGCGCGTGAGGCCTTATGCGATTACGTGATGCGTTCGCCATTGTGCGGGAACTGTGGGAGCAATGCAACCCCCCGTTACGCCTTGGGAGTTGGCAGTACTTGCCCGCCCCGCCGCACCCAGCTCGCCAACATTTCGACGAAGGTAGCGGGGATTTTGTCGGAGATGGGGAGGTTGCGCGCCTTCAGCGAAACATTCATGGAGGCCGTTGACCAGCGGAAGGTCGAACCCGCGCGGATGCAGTGGACGACATCGGAGAAGAAGCGGGGGAGCTTTGGCGCAAGCTTCTTTCCGAGGGTGGAGGCCATTAGTTCCACGCCGCCGGTAACTTCATTCGATTCCCGTTCGAGGTGCGCGGTGAGGATGAAGTGGCACTGGAGGGAGGTGGCAAGTTTGTCCACGAGCCGCCCGAGGTTATCCTGGGCTACCCCCCAGTCGGCCATAGATTTGCAGGGCTTCGAGCCGGTAACGAGGTTCATGGCGGCGATGCTTAAGCCGCTGAGAGAGTCGAGGACAAGGACTCGGTCGGTGTTCCAGCTATCGACCGCGCCGAAGCTCACCCCCGTTCGCTCGTCGGTGAAGTTGGAAAGGCAGGTTAGAACTTGGATGAACTCCGTGTACTTGCCTTTCTTAATGTCGGACATCTTGGCGAGCGACTCGAAGGACAGAGTGTTGATTTTCTGTGCCGAGTCAATCATGTCCGACCAGTCGGGGGAAGCGGGAGGGATGTAGTGCCAGTGGAGCTTTTCCGAAGGGATGTCGGAGAGAACCTCCATTCCCGGCTCGGTGAAGAGGACGAAGACCTCAAGGCCGGCATCGAGGAGGGTGCGGATGGCGTGGGTTTTGCCTGTGCCGCTTTCCCCGACCATCAAGGCCTTGAATCCGGGAATGGGGGAAGGTGTTATGTTGAGTTCTGTCATGCTAGTGCTCCTTAGGTAAGTGAAGGGTGGGACGGAAAAGCTCTGCATTGGCCAGCTCCTCACGGAGACGGCGGAGAAAGGGAAGGCGCTCCGGAGGAGGGAGGTGTCCGGCGATTGGAAGGTTGGCGCGGAGGCGAAGGTGCGCGGCTTCCAGT